TGGCCTCAGCGCAGAGGTCTAGGGCATCCTACTTGGGCACGATGCAGACGATTAGCAAGCTAGGTCTTCAGGCCGGAGATGCGTTTAATAGCAACGACGAACTGATTCGATTCACGGAACTGCTGAATAAGAACTTCGTCATTGGCGGATCGTCTGCTACAGAACAGGCAGCGGCTATGTACCAGCTAACTCAGGCTATGGGCTCGGGACGCCTCCAGGGCGATGAGTACCGCTCCATCATCGAGAATGCGCCCATGCTTGCCGGAGCCATTGAGGAATATATGAGAAATGTGCAGGGGGCAACGGGGGCAATGAAGGACTGGTCCTCGGAGGGCCTTCTGACCGCAGACGTTATCAAGGCAGCGGTTTTCAACTCCGCTGATGAAGTAGAGGCCCGTTTCCAGCAAATGCCCATGACCTGGGGGCAGGTATGGACACAGATGCAGAATAAGGCCATAGCGGCCTTTGACCCGGTCCTTTCCAAGCTGAACCAGGTTGCGAACAGTGAGCGGTTTGAGACGGTGACCGACGGTATTGTGAGCGGGCTGGCCACCATAGCCGCTGTGGCGGGTGTGGTTCTTGACTTACTGATAAGCGGCGGCTCTCTAGTGGTAGATAACTGGAGCTGGCTGGAGCCCATTGTATGGGGGCTGGTGACGGCTTTCGTCGCTTACAATACCGTGGCACTTATCACAAACGGCCTCAATGCGGCCACGGCGCTTGCAGAGGGCGTAAAGGCAGCAGCTCTGGCTATGAGTACCGGGGCGACTTTCGCGGCCACGGTGGCCCAATACGGCCTCAATGCAGCGCTCTTGGCTTGTCCTATTACTTGGATAGTCCTGCTTATTATCGCTCTTGTGGCGGCCTTCTACGCAGCTGTGGCGGCCATCAACCACTTTGCTGGGACGTCCCTGTCCGCAACAGGAATCGTCATGGGCGCTTTCGCTGTGGCGGGGGCATTTATTATCAATCTGATTCTGGGCGTGGTGAACTTCGTCATCGGAATTGGGGTGGAGCTCTATAACCTGATTGCCACCTTTGCGAACTTCTTTGCTAATGTGTTCAATGACCCCGTGGGAGCCATCATCAACCTATTCGCCGGAATGTTTGACTTCATTTTAGGAATCGTCCAAAGTGCCGCATCGCTGATTGATACTGTGCTGGGCACCGATATGTCTAGTGCGGTGGCTGGCTTCCGTAACACGGTGGCCACAAAGGTGGAAGAAATTGTTGGCGATCAAGTTGAGGTCATGGAGAAGCTGAACGCCTCCGACTATCAGATTCAGCGGATTGAGTACGGAGACGCCTGGGCTGCCGGAAACAGCCTGGGACGCGGCATCGAAGACGCGGTGGGCGGCCTGTTTAACTTTGACCTTGGGGCCGCCGAAAACTATGGGGCCGACTCCCCCTTTGCGCTGGACGACATCTCCAATAATGCGGCCCTGACGGCGGCCAATACTGGAGCCACCGCTGATGCTCTAACGGCGACTACGGAGGAACTCGAGTATCTCCGGGATATTGCGGAACGGGACGCCATTAACCGCTTTACGACCGCCGAAGTTAAAATTGATATGACTGGAATGCAGAACCGGATTGAGGGCGGGGCTGACCTAGACGGCGTAATCTCCGCACTAACCGATGGTTTTACAGAAGCCCTGCTAACAGCGGCGGAAGGGGTGCACGTATGAGCTATTCCTGTTATTTGGGTGGAGTGCAGTGGCCTACGCCTAGTAAACTGCAGGTCAAAATTAAGGGAAAGAATAAAACCCTTGTGCTACTGAACGAGGGGGAGGTCAACTTCCTACGCTTTCCAGGGCTTACAGAGATAACAGTGCCATTTGATCTACCCATGCTCACCGGCTCCAACTCCCCAGATTACTATTTGAGTGTGCTGGAGCTACTTAAGACCAGCAAGCAGACCACTCAGTTCATTCTAGTGCGTAGAGCCCCTTCCGGTGGGGCGCTCTACGATACCAACATCAAGGTAAGCGTGGAGGACTACAACATCACGGAGGACGCCAAGAGTGGACTGGACGTGACAGTAGACGTCAACCTTAAGCAGTGGCGGGACTACGGGACAAAAACCGCAACCGTAGAGCAACCACAGACGGCCGGGGAACCGGCTACCGTGGCCGTCGAGAAGGAGCGGGAGGAAAGTACCGCCCCGACAGCCAAGACCTACACGGTCAAGGCCGGGGACTCTCTGTGGGCCATTGCGGCCAAGTATTACGGTAAGGGTGCCGAGTACAGCAAGATATACAACGCGAACACGGATAAGATTAGCAACCCGAATTTGATTTACCCAGGGCAGGTGCTTACGTTGCCATGACCTATGAACTACTAATACAGCACCAGGGGGCCGTTATGCTGCCCCCGGTGGTAGAAAGCGTGAGCATTGAATGGGAACGCCAAGGACAGCCGGGCAAACTCACGGCTGACATTGTCAAAACCCCTGGCCTGAGCTTCCAAGAAGGGGACCCCTGCCGCTTTTCCGTGGACGGCACCCCCATTTTCTATGGGTTCGTCTTTGAAAAGGCGAGGAAAGGGAGTATGGATCAGGTCATCACCATCACGGTCTATGATCAGCTCTACTACCTCAAAAACAAGGACACCTATGTGTATTCCAATAAGACGGCGGCGGCGGTCATCCGTATGATCGCCGAGGACTTCCAGCTCAATGTGGGGGCCCTAGCGGATACAGGCTACACTATCGCCAGCCGGGTGGAGGACAACAGGACTCTCTTTGACATCATCCAGACGGCTCTGGACGAGACCTTAAAAGCCACGTCACAGATGTACGTGCTCTATGACGATGTGGGCAAGTTAACGCTGAAAAATATCGGAGATATGAAGTTGGGGTTGCTTGTTGACAATGAAACAGCCGGGGACTTCGATTATAAGACCTCTATTGCCTCCCAGACCTACGATAAGGTGAAGCTATCCTATGAGAATAAGGATACCGGCAAGCGGGAGATCTTCATTGCCCAGGACGGCTCCAGCATCAATCAGTGGGGTGTCCTACAGTACTATGAAAAAATCGACAGTACAGCCAACGCCAAGGCGATGGCTGACGCCCTTCTTAGTCTCTACAACACCAAGACCCGGACACTTAAGCTCAAAGACGTGCTGGGGGATGTCCGGGTGCGGGCCGGGACGATGCTGGTAGTTATACTGGGGCTAGGGGATATGAACCTGTCGAGTTATCTCATGGTGGAGCAGGTCAAGCATACCTTCAGCAACGAACAGCACGTAATGGACTTGAATATGCGAGGTGGTACGTTTGTCGCTTGATATCAATCAGCTGGTCCGAAGCGTGAAACAGGCAGCCATAGAGGCCGTGAAGGCCGACGGGCCTATGGGGGTATGTTACGGGACCGTGACCGCGGTGTCCCCGCTGGAAATTACAACAGACCAAAAGCTGGTGCTGTCTGAAACTCAGCTGATTCTTACCAACGCCGTCCGGGACTTCACGGTGGAAATGACGGTAGACCATGCAACGGAAAGCATCAGCCACGGTCATCCAGTCGTAGACACCTATACCGGCGGCGGCTCCGCAACAGCGGTGGAACACTCCCACCCCTACAAGGGGCGGAAGTCCTTCCGGGTACATCTTGGGCTCAAAAAGGATGAAAAGGTTACCCTGCTGCGGTGCGACGGCGGCCAGCAATATATCGTTCTGGACAGATGGGAGGCACCGTAATGGCTACGCTACCGACTACCGGGGATGACCTGAACCTGATTGCTTTTACTATGGAGACACAGCCCAGCGACACCCACAAGCTGGACATTGACCGGGGGCGGGTACGAGGAATGACAGACGGCCAGGACGCCGTCCGCCAGGCGGTGTACCTCATTCTTAACGTGGAACGGTACGCCTACCCAATTTATTCCCGACGCTATGGGGCGGAACTGATTGACTTAATCGGCAAGCCTCAGGACTACGCTATGAGCGAAATCAAGCGCCGTATCACCGAAGCGTTGACCCAGGATGACCGTATTACTGGCGTGGAGAACTGGACCTTTGAAACAGGCAGGAATCAGCTCCGCGCTCAGTTTACTGTACGGACTATCTTTGGTGACGTAGAGGCAGAAAAGGAGGTGGCAATCTGATGTTTGAAGATATGACCTATGAAACCCTACTTGCACGAGCCCTCTCCAGGGTGACTTCTGTGGGGGATAAGCGGGAGGGGTCCATGGTGATGAACGGGGTCGCGCCGTCCATGGCGGAGCTTGCCCAGCTTTACATCGCCGCCGATTTTGTGTTCCAGGCGACCTATATTGCCACGGCTCCACGAGAGTACTTGATTCGGAGAGCTGCGGATCGCAGTATGGTACCCTATCCGGCCAGCCAGGCTGTGTTCCGGGCGGAGTTTAATATCGAAGTGCCAGTGGGCACTCGTTTTTCCTGTGAAGACTTGAACTTTGCTGTAACCGCCCGTATGGACACCAGCTACGACACAGAAACCGGACTTAGCCACCAAGTCACCTGTGAGACACCAGGAACAGTCGCCAACAGCTACAGCGGGGCGCTGGTTCCGGTAGAGTATGTGCAGGGCCTTACCCATGCGGAATTGGTGGAGCTGCTGATCCCCGGAGACGACGAGGAAGAAACGGAGACTTTCCGGCAGCGGGTGCTCGACAGTTTTCAGTCCCAGGCATTTGGGGGGAACCAAGCGGATTACCGGGAACAAGTGCTGGCTATGCCTGGCGTGGGTGATGTCAAGATTCACGCCGTATGGAATGAGGGCCTCGCTCCTTCTAGCCTAATTCCAGACAAGGGCGTGGAAAGCTGGTACAACGAAACGGTCGGCACCTTGGAAGAGAACGTGGCTACATGGCTTACCGCAGTTTATACAGCGGCAAAAAACAAGTTGCTGACTGTGGGCGGGGTCGTGAAGTTGGTCGTTATGGCCTCCGACTACAAGGCCCCGTCACCAACATTGCTGGAAGAGATTCAGACCGCCATTGACCCGATCCAAAATGCAGGAGAGGGCCTGGGGCTGGCCCCTATTGGCCACGTGGTTTCGGTGGTAGGGGTGGCCGCCGAGGGTGTCGACATTGAGCTGCACCTTACTTACGCGCAAGGCTGGGACTGGGAATCTGCGAAAAGCTATATTGAAAAGGTCATCGACAGTTACTTCCAAGAGCTGGCCCGGAGCTGGGCTGGCTCTGATTTTTTAACCGTCCGTATTTCACAAATTGAAAGCCGCATCCTCTCTGAATGCTCCAATATGGTCACGGACATCGGGGGGACGAAAATCAACGGGAAGGAAAGCAACCACGCGCTCAGCCCGGACAGCATTCCCGCCAGAGGAGAGGTAACCGATGGATAGACGGCTTTTGAATTACCTACCCCCTGTGCTGCGGGAGGTGCTTGAAATACAGACCATCAACAAGGCTAACGAGCCGGAGATAGCGGTGGCCTGGGATGCGCTGACCCTGGTCCTAGCAAACCAATTCCTAGACACTGCTGATGAAAACGGGGTATCCGTGTGGGAGCGTGAGCTTCGCATCTACCCAAAGGACACGGATAGCATGGAGGTCCGCAAGGCCCGAATTAAGGCTATGTGGAATCTGGAGTTACCCTATACTGTGCCGTGGCTGCGGAACTGGCTGGCGGGCCTGTGCGGGGCTACTGGCTATGAGTTGACGGTGTCTGGTTATGTGGTGAATATCCAGCTTGACTACAACGCCCTACCTAACGCCAGCAGCCTAGCAGGCGAAATCCTAGATATGCTGCTGGCAGTCCGCCCGTGCAATATGCTGGTCCTTATGACCGCTTTCTTGCAGACCTACGGCACCATAACTCACGGAGCCTACACCGAACAGTCCAGTTATATGGAAATCTGGCCCCAAATCATCAGCGAGCTGGAAAGTCAAGGGGCTATCGTTATGGCTGGGCCTCTGGAATACCACGCCTGTGTTGAAATTTATCCGAAGGAGGAATGACCCTATGGCAACGACCTATGGGACGGTCATCACCAATGCGGGAGCCGCTCTGATTGCCGAGTGTATCTTGAACGGCACCAAGCTCCCCATCACCGAGGCCGCCGTGGGCGATGGCAACGGGGAGCCGTATTCCCCGACCCCTGCCCAGACTGAATTGAAGAACGAGAAATGGCGAGGCGAGATCGTCAGCGCGACTATCAGCACCACCACGGCAAATATGATTGACGTGAAAATCGTCATCGGAGAAGATGTGGGCGGCTTTGTGGTCCGCGAAGCGGCTATTTACTCGGACGACGGCGTAATGGTCGCCGTGTGCAATACCCCAGACACTGAGAAGGTGGCAATCTCCGGCGGCGTGTCCGGAAAGCTCACCATGCTCATGCACATCGTTGTGGCCGACGCCTCGGTACTACAGTTCGTCATTAACCCGGCCCTGGACACAGTAAGCCAGGAGGATCTGACGGCGGCCGTTACCGCCCACAATAAGGACCCGGAGGCCCACCCCGATCTGGCTGAACGAATTGATGCCATTACTCACACCATCAGCGTAGTCCCTACGCAGAACGGCAGCTTGACCTATACCGGCTCCGAGCAGACCCCAAGTTGGAATGGGTACAACCCGGAGATGATGGATATAGGCGGTACTACTAAGGCCACCGATGCCGGGACTTATGAAGTGCAGTTTACCCCCAAAAAGGGATATACCTGGACCGGCGGCGGCAGCGAGGCTAAAACCGTACAGTGGACCATTGGACGAGCCACAGTGGCAACCATTCCCACGCAAAGCGGGAGCTTGACTTACGACGGCAATTCCAAGAGTCCTACATGGGCGGATTATGACAGCTCCAAATTGACGCTCGGTGGTACGACGAGCGGAATCAACGCCGGAAGCTATACCGCTACATTTACTCCGACGGCAAATTACCAGTGGCCGGATAGTAGCACGGCGGCAAAGAACGCCGCCTGGAGTATCGGCCGGGCTACGGTATCCGCAGCCCCCACCCAGAGCGGAACGCTTACCTATACCGGCTCTGTGTTGACGCCGCAGTGGTCCAACTATGACCCGGCTAAGCTGACGTTGGGCGGGGACAGCAGCGGCGTGAACGCAGGCAACTATGACGCTACATTCACGCCGACCGAGAACTATCAGTGGTCTGGCGGGGGAACCGGCCCGCAGACGGTACAGTGGACCATCGGGAAGGCAGCCGGAAGCCTATCCCTCAACCCTCAGACCCTGACGCTGAACTCCACCACTAAGAGCGGGACCATCACCGCCGTCCGGGCGGGTGACGGAACGGTTACGGCGGAATCCAATGCTACCGGCGTGGCCTCTGTGAGCGTGTCCGGCAATACCGTCACCGTGACCGGAAAATCCTATGGCACTGCCGTTATCACCGTCCATGTGGCCGCCGGGACGAACTACACGGCCCCCGCCTCCAAGACCTGTAACGTGACAGTGAATGTATTCGACGATTCTCTGAGCGCCAACACCTGGGCGGCGATCCGTGCGGCCAGTGACGCCAACGAAGCGGCCAATGTGTGGAGCGTGGGAGACACCAAGCCCATCAACCTCAACGGCACTGTGGGGACCCTGGCGCTCAGTAACCTGCAGGTCGACACATTCATTGTCGGCTTTAACCACAATGCCAGCCGGGAGGGCAGCAACCGCATCCATTGGGCCATCGGCAAGATTAGCGGCACCCAGGTCGCGCTGTGTGACAGCAACTACAATAACAGCTATTCGGACGGCAGGAAGGGGTTCAATACCAACCACTGGGGGAACTACAACTATGGCGGCTGGAAGGGCTGTGACGCTCGGTATGACATCCTGGGCAGCACCAACAAGCAGCCCAGCGGTTACGGCAGTTCCCCAAGCTCTGGCCGGGTGGGTTACGACCCCCAAAGCTACGACATCGTGAATAGCCCGGTGGCGAATACCCTCATGGCGGCGCTACCCAAGGACCTACGGCAAGTGATGAAGTCGGTGACTAAGTTCACGGACAACGTAGCGGGGGGCACTGGTGATGTGGCTGGGAATGTGTCGTCCTCGGTGGATTATCTGTTCCGCTTCGCGGAGAAGGAGATCTACGGCGGAAGCCGTACCTATGCCAACAGCTACGAGGGCGGCTACCAGGAGCAGTACCAGTATTTTAAGGCTGGTAACAATAAGCAGTTGTACCGGCATGACAACCGGGGCGCGGCTGTTTGGGCTCCGCTGCGCTCCCCTCGTTACCGTCGCAGCAATGGCTTCGGCGCGGTGGGCGCGGGCGCGGGCGGCGGTGTCAACTTTTACTAT